AAATACAGGAGCTCAAGGAGCACGAGATGATACAGGAGCGCAAGGAACACTGGGAGATACTGGAGCACAGGGAAATACAGGAGCACAGGGAGCACAAGATGATACAGGAGCACAAGGTGATACAGGAGCACAGGGTGATACAGGAGCACAAGGAGATACAGGAGCACAAGATGATACAGGAGCGCAAGGAGCACTGGGTGATACAGGAGCAACATTAACACCAATTCCAGTAGCGGCAGCGGCAGCGGCGGTATCAGCGGCATTGACACAATCAGCTGCGGTATCAGCGGCATTGACACAATCAGCGGCGGCATCAGCAGCAGCGGCAGCGGCAGCGGCATTGACACAACCAGCAGCATTGACACAATCAGCGGCGGCATTGACACAACCAACAGAATTGTCATTAGAAGAAAAAGCAAAACTATCAACAAAAGCACTTATAGCGGAGGATGGTAAAGAAAAAAATAATTCTCTCAATATTTCAAAATCTACGAATGAAAAAGAAGAGTTAAAAAAAGAAGAGTTAAAAAAAGAACTGTTAGAACTTCAAAATACACGATCTACTAGTACCGGTAAAAGTAAAATAGATCCCAAGATAGATGCTAGAATTAATGAAATAGAAGATGAATTAGCCGACCCACAGGATTTAGAAGCAAAAGATCGAAAAGAAAATCGAGAAGAAGAAAAAAAAAAAAAAAATGCGCTAAATGATGATATACAAGCCTTTGGTCGTCCACAAGTTGCAGTAGGTAATACTCCAGGAGTTTCAGCTGGTGGTAAGAAATCAAAATCTAAGAAATCAAAATCCAAGAAATCAAAATCCAAGAAATCAAAATCCAAGAAATCAAAATCCAAGAAATCTATAAAAAATAGATAAATTTTTGTTTAGTATAAACAATCAAAAATTTATTATTGGGGGGGTTTAAGGGGTGTTCCCCTTACTTATTACCATTTATTTTTTTTACATTAATTTTTGGTCCTTTTCTAGATGCTCCTTTATTAGAATTTGGATCATATACTTCATCTTCATCATCAGAATTTAAATCTTTAGAAATATCCCAAAATTCTTTAGCTCCTAATTTAAAATCTTTATGATGTTCTGCTTTATACCAAAAAATTTGATCTTGTAATTTATTAGATTTAACATTATTATTAATAACTAAACATTCATAATTTTCAGTACATTGATCCATAACTTGACAAAATGATTCAAATGTTGGAAACATACCAGCATAATTTTCATATATTCGTTTTCTATTAGCAATATATGGCTCACGTAAAATAAAAACATAATCAATATTTGTTCTTAAAGTTGGTGGTATACCTAGAGGATATTGCATAGTAATAACAAGCATAATCTTCCAATGTCGTCCATTCATAAAGAGCAGTCGCATCATTTTATCTCTGGTCCATCTATCATCGAATAAACAATCATCTAATATAACAAATGTTCTTGGATCAATTGTCGATTTTCTATATGTTTCGATTTCTCTCTTCATTTGTTTTAATACAGTTTTTTGACGTTTTAAAATATTTTCTATAATAACAGTGTTATATTCATCATGAATAAATAATTTAGGAACATGACTACTATAAAAACCATTTCCAGCTTCTGTGCCAGATATTACTGTTCCTATAGGAATATCTTGGTGATAAAATAATAAATCTCTTACTAAAAAACTCTTACCTGTATCTCTTCGACCAATTAATACAATAACTGGACCAGTATTTTGATCTGGTCTAAATGTAATACTTTTCATATCAAATTTTCTTAATTGTAAAGTCATTTATTTACTTTTAAGAAAATAAATATATACTAATTTACGCGATATTTAGTTAAATTTAGTTAAAATTAGTTAAATTTTTTTATATAATATATTATATTTATCAAAATGGAAATTACTTATAAAAAACATGATAATTCTGAACTCTTCAAAAATTTTGAAGATGAAAATTTATTAAATATGGCTAATTGTCAAAATTTTATTCCATTATATAATAATTTTTTTACACTAAATGAAAATAACTATAATGTAATTAATTTAAATAATCAAAATATGTTAATATCAATTAATGAAAAAAAAACTGAAAATTTATTTTCTGGAACAATTAAGGATGAAAATAATAATATAATATCAAAAAATGTATTTTTAAATTATCACCATTATTAGATCCTTTTAAATATTTAGCTGGAAAATATGATATAAATAATGAGAATTTATTTGATCTTCCTAAATTAAAAGAAGATAATTGTCATTATAAAATAGCTGATAAAAATAACTCAGCTTATGTAGATAGTTTTTTTACATATCTTACAAGTCAATTATATAATAGAGCAGGATTTATTCATGGATTAGATTTTTATGGATCTTATTTGGGTAAAAAAATAATTATCATGTTGATATTGGTGAAGATATTGAGACATTATTAAATAATGATTTTTTTCATAAAAATACAAATAAGTTATTTAAATTTATAAATTCTGAACATGAAGATTTATTTAATGAAGAATCGCGAAATAATAAAAAAAGATTAGAATTTGGTCAAGATATTTCATTAACTGAAAATATCTTAAATTTAGAAGATATAAATTCTTTAGAAACAACAATATTAAATAATAATGAAAAACAAAATAATAAATCAGAATTAATATACGAAGACAAATTAAGTAATAAATCATCGTCTATATCATCAGAAATATCATCGCGCTCTTCTAATACAAACAAGGATGAGAATGAAGGTTCATCAGAAAATAGTAGCGAAGATTCATCAGAAAATGGTATGAAGGTTCATCAGAAAATGATAGCGAAAGTTCATCAGAAATGGATAGCGTAATGGTTTCAATTGATAATTTTCCTATACAAATTATAGCTTTAGAAAATTGTAATAATACATTTGATAAACTATTAATTGATAATAAATTATCACAAGATGAATTAACAAGTATAATTTTACAAATACTAATGATATTAGTAACATATCAAAAATTATTTAACTTAACACATAATGATTTACATACAAATAACATTATGTATGTTGATACAGATAGACGATATTTATATTATAAATTAAATAATAAACATTATAAAATAAAAACCTATGGTAAAATATTTAAAATTATAGATTTTGGAAGAGCAATTTATAAATATAAAAATAATTTAATATGTAGTGATAGTTTTCATAAAGAAGGTGATGCAGCAACACAATATAACTGTGAACCATATTATAATGATAAAAACAAATTATTGAACCAAATCTAAGTTTTGATTTATGTCGACTAGGATGTTCTATATATGATTTTATTACCGAAAAATATGATACATTAGAAGATATTAAATGGCCAATTTATAAAGTAATAATGCAATGGTGTAATGATGATGATGGTAGAAATATTCTTTATAAAAATAATGATGAAGAGAGATATCCTGACTTTAAATTATATAAAATGATAGCTCGTAAAGTTAATAATCATATACCAAGTAATGAAATAAATAATAAATGTTTTGAAAATTATGTTGTTTCTAAAAAAGAAATTAAAAAAGGATCAAAAATTATGAATATTGGTATATTAGATAATAATGTTTTATAAAACTATTAGAAAATATTGTGTAAATTTTTAATAAAATATATTTTATATGATATTTATCATATAAAATAAAACATAATATTAAAACTTAGGATTATCAACAAATACTGGTGCTTCGGTTAATGTCTTTGTTTTTAAATTAAATTGATCAATTAAAAAGAATGATATAATTACGGAAAAATATACAAAAATTGTATCAATAATTATAGTTTTTAAAGGTTTATTTTCTTTTGTAATAAATCTCATTTCAATAAATTTGCATAATAGATATAAAAAAGAAATAATGAATGCTGTAAGATAAATATTCTCCATTAAATTAATAAATATATTTTGTTTATATTAATTTAACGTATTATAATGCTATAATATCTCCTAAAATTGGGTCACTATCTAAAGAAATTGTTTCTACCCCTAATACTACATCTTCACCAATTAATAATTTATCATCATCATCGTCATCATCCTCTTCTTTTCGTTTTGCATTATTAATTTCTGAAATTTTATTTAATGTTTCAATATCTTTTGGTGCGGGGATATCTTGACTTATACCTTTAATATCTACCGCATTATCTATATCAGAGAAATCAATTGATAATTTTGCAGTATCTTCTTTAGTTGGCTCTTGTATTTCTTCTAATCTTTTATTTTCTTCTACTATTAATTGTGGTTTTATGTTTTCATCATTTTTTTTATTATCAATATCTTTTTCATGATCTTCGATTTTTTTTGCTAAATCTCCTAACTTTTCTTCAAATGGAACAGTATTTAATGAAGCATCATTAATATTGCTTTTTTGTTCATTAGTTGTAGTTTCTAATACTGGTTCGGTAATAATTTCTTGTTCTTCTGTTTCTTCCATATAACTTCTTAAAATTTGTTCTATTGGAATATTTTCTCTAATAGTAGTTAATATAGCTTCTTTTATAAGAACTTCTAATTCTCTATTATTTTTTTGAACCTGTAGAGGAAATATATCTTTTTCAAAAAGATATATATTTGTATATAACTTTCTTGCTGTATTTATATAAATTTGATGAACAAATTTATCAATTGATGGAATATCAATATTAATTTTTTTTGTTTTTGCCCAACTCTTATACATGTTAATGCTTTTAGTTGAATAATATGAACACAAGTTATTAAATCTTCTAAATATTTACATCCACTATTTGCTTCTATTCTTTTTCTCTCTGCCTCAATTGTTGTTGTATTCCAATTTGGAATAGTACTTAATAAATTTTGAAAAGTCATTAAATATTTATTTTCTTCATCATTTTCAATACATAATTTTGTTGCTTCATTAAATATAGAATTAACACCCTCGTTAATATGATTAATAAATATACCAACTAATCGAGCACACCACTCGTTTTTAGATTCTGTTAAACTAGTAATAGAATAATCATCCATTTACATTTCTAATAGATTTTCTAAATGTTGATTATAACGAAAAGATATTAAATTTAAAATAAATAATATAATTATTTTTTCATTTCTAATTTCTCGTTTTACTTTTTGAATTATAATTAATAATCTATATTTTTCTATATTATCTTTATATATAAGTGTAATATAATTGATTAAATCTAGACCAGATAGACCTTTATCATAAAATTTATTTGTTATTAAATGAAGATCATTTACATTATTAATATTATTAATATTTTTTTTTATATATGAAATATTTGTTTCTTTTATATTATCTAAATTATATTTATATAAATTTATATAATTTTTATCAATATATGGATATGGTATATATATTTCAGCAAAGCGTGATAGTATGGGTTTTAATAATTTATATTTATCTTCAACTATAATAAAAAATCGTGTAGTATGACTAAATAATTCTATACATCGTCTTAAAGCAGACTGAGCATCAATTGTTAATTTATCAGCATTTGATAATATAATTGTTTTAAAGACATCTCCATTTTTATAATTAATATGAGTTTTTGCAAAAAATTTTAATTCTTCTCTAATAAATTTTATTCCTTTTCCCTGAGCACAATTAACAAACATAATATAATTTTGTTTTAAAAATTTATCATTATTATAAATTTTATCTAAAAATTCATACACTAAACTTCTTTTACCAGACCCACTTGGTCCATGAAATATAATATGTGGTATTTTTTTTATCTCAAAAAAATAGTTTAATCTTTCTTTAATATTATTATGTATAATTAATTTTTCTTTCATTATACACTAATGGGTTTATTCTCTTAAACTTATTAATTAAAAAATATTTTAATATAATTTGAATATTTTCTATAATTTTATTTTTTAATAACTATTTAAACTTTGAGCGTATGGATTACTTTTAAATGCTGATAAAATATCAGGATTAATACGATTTGAGTTTACTTCTTCATTATATTGTTGTGGCATATTAATTTTACCAAATGTATCTGCTGATGGTATGTTTGTTGATAGCATTGTCTGTTGTGGTCTAACAAAATCATCCGACTGTAATCGATTATTTACTCGATCTCCATCTCTTCTTGCAATTTGAATATTTGTATTCGGTTGGAATATCTGGGTACTACCAGCCATTGGCCAATTCTCATGTGTTTTATTTACATTATTATGTTGAGCATTCCATGCAGTAACATCCATCTGTGCATTCGTAGAACTGGTATTACCTATATTACCAGATGTTGAAGAGTCTCCAACATTTCTTTGTTGTTCCCGAATTTGAACTCCAGTAACTTGATGCGCTCCTCCTTGTCCACTTGATGCGTGTGATACATTTAAATAATTTAATCCAATTTTTCCGGCGGTCATTTCTTTATTTGTAGTTTTTGGTTTATCATTTGGATTTGTTAAGGGTAGATTTGGTACAGAAGCTTGAATATTGCCTAATTGATTTGCATTATATATTAGATTTTCTTTTCTACTAGGTCTTAAGGCGTCCATAATTGGTGCAACCATTGCCTTAAATGTACTATTTATTCCACCAGTAACGCCATTATTTTGTGATTCACAACTATAATGTCTATTATTTTTTGGAATATTATAGCCAGTAATTCCATAATCATTTGGTCCAGATTGACCATGTCCTTGAGCTCCAGGAACAGTTACTGGTAAAGAACATAATTGTTGCTTATGAGGTTCTTCCGAATATCCTTTATTAGCATATGATACTTCTCCTTCAACTGTTCCCCCAGAACCATAATATTGAGTAGTACATTTATCAACTGTACCAAGCATTTGTGTTGGAGCCTGAGTTTGACCAATTGAATTTCCTGTAGTTGTAAACCATCTATCAGATCCTAATTCAAATGCTGTATCTGGACTATGTTTTTCTACTTTACCTTGAACTGGTCTATTTTGTACATTTGATTGTGCTGGACCTTGATGACCATCTAATCCATATGATACTTTAGGATTTGTTACAACTCTTAAATCGTCAACGGTTGGTGGTTGCCATGAACATCTATCTAACATACCAGAATTAAAACCTCCAGCACCTTCTGTTGTATATCCTAAACCTAATCCAGGTGCTACTTTTTGTTGTTCCCAAGGTAAAGTATTTGCCATTTTTGTACTTGGTAATTCGCGTGATTGTAAAAAATCGCTATGATTTGGTGCGCCATGGCTCCACTGTACATGATCTTCTGGTTTAAATAATGGACCTTGTTCTACTTTTTTTATATCATTACTTCCAGCTCCCTGATAATTATCTAATATTGTTTTAGAACCATTTCCATGTACTTGTGGTCCAGTAATTTTACTACCAAAAAAAGGAACCATATTATTATGTTTAAAATCAGTTGAAGATATACCATTTCCTGATAAACTTTGAAAATTATTATTTAAATTTTCATTATTTTTTAAACCAACATTGAATTAAAAAATTTATCAGTTGTCTGATTTGGGTTAATATATTCTCTTGTATAATTTTCACTAGTTCTATCAATTGGTTCATTGGATACTGGATAATTTTTATTCGGTATACTAGTATTTGGTAAAGTATTATTATTTTTTCCCATATTTACAAAATTTTCATTTTCATTTTATTGTTGTTATCTTTATTAGAAAGAACATATAAAGCACCTAATCCAATTAAAGGTATTGCTAATTCTGCCATTATATATAAACTATAATATTTTTTATACAAAATAACATTACTAAAATCTATTTATTTATAAATAAATAAAAATTCTATATTAAATAAAATATAATA